CAAGAGTGAACTCCTTGCGCTGGTTGACGAAATTACGTCTCAGACAGGGCAGTCGGTTGACACGGAATCTCTCTTTGCCGAGTTCGACACAGACGGAAACGGCACTTACAGCGACGATGAGCTTCGCAGTTTCATGCAGTCAAACGACATTCGCCCCAAAGGCGGTCCGGGAGGACCTCCCCCCTCGAAAGAGGAGGAGAGCGGGTCGGAATATAATTCGTCCGAGCAGATAATAAGCCTGCTCACATCGATTCAGGACAGTCTGAACAGCCTGCTGGCGCAGAGCGGCAGCAGTTCGACGGAAACATCCGGCGATGAAAGTTCAGACCAGACAGATTATGTGAGCCTGCTTCAGACGGCCAGGACAAAATCATCCGACAACGCTTCGGCCTATTTTCAGAGTTCCATAGACAGGCTCATGCAGGGTCTGTATTCACAGTATTCGGCTGAGGCGTAAGAGTCAGTTCAGCAGAATGAGCGGGTTGGTGCTAAATAGTTTCAGCAATAGAAAAAGCGGCTGAAAAGCCGCTTTTTCAAAGGCGTGCAAGGAGTACTTTTAAAGAGGTTGTCAGGTTTTTAACCTTTCTCTTATAAGTATCCTAACGTATGATTGTGTAGAAAATATGATCGAATTATGTTTTTAAACGCATGCTTAAACAAAGTCCTTGGAATATAGCGTTCCGGCGGCATATTCTGGAATTAAGAGGCAAAATGAGAGTCAGACTGTTTTATAAAATATTTGCGCTTGCTCTGTTCTCCGTTGTGGTCAGCATTTCCGTAATGCTTCTCACTGTGGGATATTTCGGTTATTTCAATTTTCAGGACTATCTGGTGAAGAGCAAAATTCACGAACTTTCGTGGCTGACGGATAAGCTCGGGGAATATTACAGGGAGCACGGCAGTTTTGAGGGCATAAGACAGTCGGTGGAAGAGGGCATACCTTTACCCGGACCTTTCGGCATGAAGCCTTTCGGAAAGGGCGATGGGGGCAACCGCAGGCCGGAGATGTTTCCGGGTGCACCAGATGACAAAAGGATGCATATGCCGCTCAAAAAAGAGTTTGAACCGTTTGAACGGCTTAAAGAATCTCTGATAGGCGAGGATGGGAAGCTGAATGTCAGAACATTCGTCCACTTCAGATATTTTATAATGTTACAGGACAGCCGGAAGAGAATCATAGTCGGAATGGGTGATGCTGTTAACGAGTTTTATTTCACCCCCATCCTGTCCGATGGCGCAACGGTCGGGTATCTCGGCATAAAGAAACCGCCGAAAATGACACAGCCCATGGCCGCTGAGTTTGTCCGTGAGCAGGTGGAGATAACCCTTGTAAGTGCGGTTATCATCATAGCCATCACCGGACTTCTGACATGGTTTTTTACAAAACGGCTGCTTGCGCCTGTGCCCCCGCTGATTCTGGCCACCAGAAAGCTGGCATCCAGAGATTTCAGTGTCGAGATAAGGGACATGTCGAACGACGAACTGGGCGACCTTGCGGCGAATTTCCGTAAGATGGCCTATGACCTCAGCATGTATGAACAGAAGCAGAACAGGTGGATATCGGATATATCCCATGAACTGCGGACGCCCCTTTCGGTTCTTCTGGGCAACATAGAAGCCATGCAGGACGGTGTCAGAAACATAAATGCAGATTCTCTGAACATACTGCTATAACCGCACGGGCAGTTTGATATTTTTTCGCAGATGGTTTGATACAAAAAACGCACAAAAAAGCCGGGCTGATAACCCGGCTTTATGCTTGACTTAAAAGTTCTTTATTACCAACTCTTTGGCTTTTGTTTTATTGCCTTTTCCGATGGTGTACTGGGTTGTGACCGGGATGATCTCAAACCTGCTGAAGATCTGTCTTATCTCCGGCACGTCATTGATCGACAGAATGAACTTGCCCTCTGTCTTTGCAAGTATTTCACATATAACAGAGAAATCATTTTTGCTGAATATCCCTTTGCCGTAGTCGTCCTCGTTATTGTAATACGGCGGGTCAAGATAAAACAGACTGTAGGGTCTGTCGTATCTCTTCAGTATCTCACCATACGGCAGGTTTTCTATATAGACCCGTGAGAGCCGGAGGTGCGCCGCTGAGAGGTCTTCCTCGATGCGCATCAGGTTGAAGCTGGGCGGGGAGCTGGGGGCATAGCCAAAGTTCTGTCCTGTGACCTTGCCTCCGAAAGCTGTTTTTGCCAGATAATAGTACCTTGCCGCCCTTTGGATATCCGTCAGAGTCTCCGGCGGGATCTGCTGTAACCTTTCGAACTCGTCCCTGCTTACCAACAGCCATTTAAGCTGTCTGTAAAACTCTTCTAAATGGTGTTTAACGACCCTGTAAAGAGTGATTAGATCGCTGTTAATATCGTTCAGAACCTCGGTGTGCGATGGCTCTTTGCGAAAGAAAATGTTACCAGCCCCGGCGAATACCTCCACATAACACTGATGCTGGGGGAAGTGACCTATGATTGTCTTTGCCAGCTTGCTTTTGCCGCCGATGTAGGGGATTATGGAACCCATAAATATACACTCCTATTGACCATTTTGTAACTGCTCTGCTACAATCCCCTTGCCCAACTTGCGCAAAAAAGGGCGGGGCGGCAGCAGATATCTGTGGGAGTGTCAGCGCACTTCCGGCTCGTAGTTACAGCTACGAACCTGCCGTCCTTTTATTCCGTAATCAGTCCGTGACCTATCAGAATCGTATTCACAAATTCCATGAGATTGAGGTCTGAAAGAGCAAAGCCCACCAGAACAACCTTGTTCGCCGCTGTTGCAATCCCCACCTTGCCGAAGCCTGATGAAGTCTGAACCAGCTCTCCGCCTGCTCCGACATAAACAGATCCCCCGACAGTGAAAGATGCGTAGGACAGCGTGATTTCAACGCCCACATCGCATATTGCGAAGAACTGAGTGCCTGCCAAAGCGGCAGAAGCGGCGACACCATGGAGCATGTCTCCCGGCTCTGCGGGCTTATATGTTCCGTCCGACAGCATAGTGACGGCATGTCCGGCCGGGATCGTTACGGAAGCAACGCATAAGCGGGTACGTCCCCGCTCTATAAGCTCCACTGCTGAGTTATAAACTGCCGCAGGATCTGTCAGTGCTGCGGGCATTTTCGGGAGTCCGTAGTTAGTTGTGTGGCTCATGATATTACCTCTATAACCTTAGTCGCTGCCGCAGATCTGCCCACGGCGCAGTTTTTTACGATTGAGAATGTCAGCTCGGCAGGAGCACCGTCTGCCGCCCAGTCCGATGCTGAATATATATATGAAGCATCCGCTGTGGTTGTGGTGCGTTTCACCTCGCCGTCAACAAGCACCGAGACCGAGAAGCTGATGAAGTCGGCATCGTCAATGTATGCGTTCAGCCTGCTCCGGTTGCGTGTGACCCATGTTACCGTGAGGTCTCCGGCAGTGAACAGTTTTGCCTCTCCCATGCCGTTCACAGATATATTGTCGACAGGCAGCGGCATGTCGCCGTATGCATCAAAAGTGTCGCTGAATGCCGTGCAGTCTGAAAGATCCTGCATTGTTCCTGATGTGCTGAAGCTGGGGAACTTGTAATAATATCTGTTGTTTGCAAGTGTCGCAGGCTTCTCTCTGAAAAACATTGTTGAAGAAAGAAACACTATCTGCCCCGCCGGAATATGCTGAAAACCGTTCAGTACGGGGCATCCCATTACATCGGCTATCAGCATTGTAATTTCCCAGACCCTGCTGCCTACCTGCATCGCAGAGCCGATGCGGAGAAACATGCCGGAGTCCGGCATATATGCCAGATTGTCGAAGCCTGAAAGCAGGAATGCCTCTTCAGATGCATAGCTGTTAAGCGTTGCATCGGATGTAAGCCTGACCACGATGCGGTCGCCCAGCACATTGATAACGTCACCGTAAACAGCCTCTATCTCTGTCTGTTCCACATACGAATATGTAGAACCGTCCGAGCTTTCATATATGCCGCAGCCTGCCCACTCCGTATCCGATTGCATGGGAGCAACTGCGAGAACGTAGCCGCATTTTCCACCCGTAACGAGCTTTGGCAGTTCCAGCAGAAACGCCGTATCGATAGACCGGGCAGAACGCTGAACTGCCGCAACAGAGCCGCTGCCTTTGACACTGGCCATACCTGTTTCGATATAACCTGACACCTGTTGAAGTTTCACTGATAACTTGTAAGTATCTGACAGTTCTGTCTCAAGCACGATGGCCTTTATTGTCAGCTCCGAAGCCGGATGGACGAGTGTAACAAGATTGCCGATCTGAAAGTCTCTGAAATACTTCAGCCCGGATTGAATTGATATCTCAAACGGACGCTCCATGTTTTTCTGCAGATAGAAGTCTGCAAGCCATTGTGCATAGTTTCCTGACGTGCACGCCAGCATCTCCATCTGAACGTCTCTGTCGCCCGTTGATTCTATATCGTTTTCATCTGAAGCGGACTCCGTGGCTCTGTCAAACTTCTTCGCCGCATCCGAGTAGTTCACCCTGACCTTGTTTTTTGTCTGCGAAACCGTCCTGCGTTTTATAGACACATCGCTGTCCATCACGATGATTTTTGTCAGGTCAAGCGGTGCGCCGTAATAGTAATTGTTTATGACTGACGAGCCGTTCAGAGCCAGAGACATGAACCTGAACGTTGTTGTGACATCATTAAACTCAAGCCTGATGAAGAACGGGAAATAGCGTGAAAGCTCGTCTATGGCATCTATGACCGTTATCTCATCATTATAAAGAGGGCTGATGGTATAGATTTCTATTCCATCTGATGAATACGGCAATTCCTGAACCTGACCGAGGATGTATCCATACAGCGAAGAGATGCCCTCAACATTAAAAGCATCATCGTCCAGCTCTTTTTTGCGTCCGAGAACAAGGCCGTTTCCGCCGAAGATCAGCTCGGCTGCAACTGTTGGCGGGGTGTTATGTTTCGGTATGTCTGAAGCAACATATATGCTGATTGTCCTCGTGTGATGTGTAGGCGGCACTATCGAATTATCCGGAAGCCTGTAATATTCAATGCGGCGGAGATACTTCTCAACAGGCAGAAGATTCGGATCTACGTCCGGGAACTCCGGAAAGGCATCGGGAGTGTCGAACCACGACCATGTGTGCTTTGCCACTGCAACCTGAATTTCCAGATGGTCTTCAAACCTGCTGTATTCGGGGATTGATATCTCATATCTGGTAAGGATCTCATCATACCTCTGCCAGTCTCTGCCCAGATAGTCTGTGCGGGGCGGCATGTAATAACCGTCACCCTCCTGATAATACAGCCCTGCCTCGAAATACAGATAGAAGTCGTATACTCCGCCAATGTATTTGATATCGTTGCCTCCGGTCTTATAATCTGCCGGAGACGTTCTGTAGACACCGTACTGCAGAGCACGAAATGCTCTGTATTCGGCAACCACTGCGGCACATCCAAAAACGAACGTTCCGCTGAACACCCATCGCTCAAGTCCTCCAAGCTCTTGCAGGGCATAAACGTTGCCAACTGCTATTGCCACCTCATCATAATCCGCTGCACCGGGTACGAATTTATCAACAGGCACAACATACGACCTTATCTGCTTGAATGAGCTGTAAAAAAATGAAGCGTTCGCTCCATAGCCTACACTCTGAAACAGATCGTCATTAGGGATTATGTCATCTACAAAGACAACCTCGACAAGTTCGATATTGCTGCCGTCTGTCTGATACTCCAGTGCTGAATTGCGGTATGTATATCTTTCGAACCCTTTTCTTGTGAGTCCGGAAGAAATAACTGCATCGTGGCTTGTATCCGGTTCTGAGGCTGTCAGCGGTTTGCTCCTTCCCGTCCACGTCTCGCTGTTGTACCCGGCTGCGATGATGAAGGAGAGAGCGGGGATGCTGGGAGACGTGCCGAGGTCAAAGTCTTCGAAAACTGCATAGCAAATGTTTCGGTACGGCGTGGGATATTCCATGGCCGCCGCAAGCAGAGGGTCAAGGGTCTGGTTTGCATGCCCGCCGTAAAAACGGATATTCGGGTACAAAGCAAGGTCAAGCTCGGTGTCGTTTCTGTATATTTTTTTCAGCTCAAATGCGCTGCCGTTTGTTGCTGCCAGAGCGATTGCGAATGAAAGACTGTATGTGTATGTTGAATATGCGGCACTGCTTCCGCCCTTGCCCGCCTTCTGTTTCTGCTTCTTTTTCTTCAGCTGGCCATACCAGATGATGTTGCCCGAAAGTCTGCGGGAGCCAAGCAGCACGGGAATCCGTGTCCCCTCGGCGATGCTGGGCAAAGACAGGCCGTTGTCGGATTTTTGTCCGGACATTTTCACCGGAAACAGCCATTGAATAAGATAGCTTGCCGCAAATGACAGAGCTGTGGCCGCTAAAACCTGCATCTGAACCTCCATACTGAGTGGAACCTGTTGCGGATATCTGAGAGCGGAAAATAGACAACACCCCGCACGAGGTGAGCATGGACACCTGTGCCATCACCAACGTATAAGCCGACATGGGAAACGCAGCGGCCGTATGTGTAGCAGAGGACATCGCCCGCCTCCATCTCATCAAATGAGACCTGCACACAATAGTTCTCCAGAGCTTTAAGCACACCCGATTCTGAGTTGTGCAGTGCCCAGTCCTGCGGATACCAGTCAAGCATCACAGCCTTATCAAGCCAGCCCATTTCCTTTGCCACTTCAACAACGAACCATGCACAGTCCACTCCTGTTCCTTTGATGCGTTGGAAGTGCCGCCACGGTGTACCTTGCCAGCTTTCTATGACCCTTTTAAATTCATCCATGTCACACCTTCAGAGCCGTGTCAGACTCAGGAATATATTCGAATCCGAGGAAGTTATTAAGATTATTGAATTTGTTTTTACACATCTCTGACGTTTTGTCGCAGCCCGGCCAGACGCTGAATGTGTCACCCGGTTCAAAAGAGTTCCAGAATGGCTTATCAATGTAGACAAGGCCGACAAACGTGGGCATCATGACGTAAAGTGCGCCCATTATTGAATATTCGTTAGAAGACATTGCATATCTGACAAATTCTTCCGGAGCGGAACCCTCCGTTTCATCTTTTCCGGCAGAAAGCATTATCCTTCGTGACTGCCCTGCGTTTGCTCCGGATGTGACAGCGATAACACCGTTGCGCAGCCAGTTGAGCGGCAGATCTGCCAGGGCGGTTGATATCAAAATGCGCTTATTCGCAGGCCACAGAGTTGATATTGAGCAATCAACACGGTACGCGTCTTTATCTGCTCTGCAGAGCGTGTCGAATAAGATGTGATTGCATTTACGCTGATAAACGATCTTCGGTATTGTCTCTTCAAAGTAATGCATCACAGTTTTGACTTTCAGTGTGACCTCGCTGAGCGTTGATTCTATCTCTCCGGCGATGTTCCCACGCCAGAGATATTCATATGTATTCTGTTTATGTTCGTATGCGATAACATGAACCTCTGCACCATCGAAATAACCGTCTTTTGACATGGCCAGCACGTTTCTGCCGTCAACGCTCACCGCATCGATGCCGAGGGTAATTTCAAGTTCCGGCACTGTTATTTCCACTGTATGCCTTATGCTGCCTCTTTTTATTTTTGATGGGGTATATGTGTCGCCTTTGAAAATGACCGGAGTTGAACCGGAAGTGAGAAAAAGCTCAACGCCGTGCACCATCTTCACATAGAAAAGTTCTGAAATATGAAGCTCTGAAATTGTGAAATCTATCATTCTGACACTCTGATTATGTCAACAGTCACGTCATAGTCGTTAACTTTTGTAGTGCGGATCTTCAGTGTACTGTCGAACCGGACGAGAACGTCTTCACCCGTGTGGTGGTCATTAAAAATGAATGCTTCTGCTGTCGCCCCACGGGCTTTGTAAAAAGTGCGCAGTGTTTCTTTGTCTTCAGATGACATATGATTCCACGACAGCTTCATGCCCTCTTTTGCTTCCGCAAGCTGAATGCGCTGTTCTTCGCCGGAGCGGTATTGAATGATTTCGACTTCAGGCTCCAAGTTAAATTCGTCAATGTAGTCCGGTGTAAGGGGAAATGTTTCAGGCATTATTTAACTCCGAATTGGCGTTTGATGCGGGGCGAGCGGAGAATATGGTCTTCAATCTCTGAAAAGAACTTTGCCGAGCTGCGCTTGTTTTCGTTGCCAACGTATGTGACACCGCCCAGATTGACACTGAGACCTGCGTTGTTTGTGATGTTTGATGTCTGTTTTGACAGAAATGTTGTGAGATCTCTGTTCAGTTCTGCTCCGACAATCCGTTCATTTTTCTGCAGCAGCCATGTTCCGTCCTGCGGGATTGCGCTGATACCGTCATGCGCCATGCCTGCGAGTCCGCTGCCTGCAACTATGCCTGCAAAAACGGGAATACCAGCCGCCGCACTTGACGCAGCCTCTATGTGTTTTGCATTTTCCGGTTCAACAATAGCCATTATCTTGTGATAGATAAATTCCATTGTCAGATGGGCAACCTTTTGTGCCGCATATGCCTGCAGAGATTGGAGCAGACCGTTTGCAAGACCACTGATGTCGATTTTTCCGGTTTGTGCAAACACTGTGAGAAAGTCTGACACTGCAGGGGTCATAGCATTAAAAGCACCTTTCAGATCCTGATTTGTCAGAGCTTTTCCCAGATTACCGATGCCTTGTTCAACCTCGCCTGTCGCTGCTGCCGCATCCAGCATTGCCTTTTTATATTCATACATTGAATCGGTAATCTGTCCGCTATCCAGCTGAGTATCAAGTTTCAGCATCTCGCTTTCGTACTCAGTCATGGGTGTTTGCGCTATGAATCTGTCAAGGTTTCGGGTTGATTCTTCATTATAATTTGCAGTGAAACGGTCTTTTTCAATCGCCGTAACACCACGGTCATATTCAATTTCCGCAGCTGAAATCTGTTCAGGAGTGATACCTTCCATCTTCAATATGTCCTGATATTTGCGCTTAAGGGCTTCTATTTTGCGGTCAAACTCGTCCAGCTTTCTGTCTGCTGCCGAGGTATCAATATCCATCTTAAATTCGTCCAGAGCGTTGTCTATGCGCTCTTGATGGCGTTCATCCTCTTTTCGCTTCTGTTCCTCATCCTCTAGCTGAATGAGTCTGATTTTGAGATTGTGAACAGTTTGAAGGTCACGCAGGGCTTTGTCTGTGTGTGCGCTGTTTTCAGTAGTACGTTCTTTTTTAAGCCGTTCCGCCTCAATGCGGTAGTTTGTGTTCTCTTCTTCGATACGTTTTGTAAGCTCATCAGAGCCGACGGTATCTATTGCGACCTGCACCCTCCATTGTTCACCTGTGAGGCGTTCAAGTTCAGATTTGATAGAAGCGAGAGGATCTGATTTACTTTTGTTGTCCTCTGTCGCAAAGTCTTCGGGCTTGAACTCTATGTCGTCCGGTTTCTTTCCGCTGCCGGACGTCGCTTTGTTGTATAGTGATGCGTTACGCTTCAGTTCGGCCGCTGATGCCTTAAGAGTATCAAGTTCCTTCTGCCATTTATTTACAAAATATTTATTAAGCGGGTCATATGATGCAGCTTTGCTATGCTTGTCTATTTTAGACTGAAGCGCATTCATTTTTTCTTCTACCGAGGCAGCACCGGTTGTTAAGACAAGGATATCGTTTATATCTTTTGCCACGTTTTTCTTTATGTTATTAATAAAATCTTTGAATTTAGCTGTGAGCCTGTCCAGCTTAGTTGTGGCTGATTGTGTTCTGTCGCCGAACTCGTCCATGTTTTCGGACATCTGGCGCATAGCTTCTGCAACTATGACCTTTTTTTGTCCCAGGGCGGAAAGCTCTCTGCCGAGTTCACGTTCTTTTTGAGCAACAAGATCCGTTTGGTCTATGAGTATCCCGGCATCATCAAGCATAAGTGTCGAACCACGTGTCAAACCCGTGAAGATAGTTGTCATGAGCTGTTCAAAGCTCTTGCCTGTTGCGTTTGCATATTCTCTCAGATAAGCCACCGTTGTAGTAACGTTTTCAACAGACATGTTCGCAATACCTGCTTGGTTTGCCAGTTGTTTCGCCTGAAGCTCAGTGATTGTATCCTGAGTTGAGGCTTTGATACGGGCAAGTATAGCGTCTGATGTGTCTCCCATCTTCTGAGCCTGTACCTCAAATACACGGTCAACGTCCATTTGTGCCGCACCGTCACGTATTGCCTGAAACCCCATCGTGATGGTTTTCATTACGCTGTAAATAACTGCTCCGGCAATGCCCGCTTTTGTCGCAAGTGATGTGAAACTGCCAGCAACTCTGCCGATACCTGAACTTGCAGTGCGTGTTCCAAGCTCAATTCCGCCCATAGATGCTGCTACATTGTTTATCTGCTCTGTCGGCAGCTGAACTTTGAACGCGCTGCCGAGAGTTGAGCTTGCCGCAGCAGAACTAAGCCTCACTTTATCCAGAGCCATCGAAAGCCCTGTTATATTTGCCGAAACCGGCTTAGTTGACGCTATTGTGTTGTTGAGATTTGAAAGGTTCAGCACAGCCGGTGCGACAGCGGAAGGCACTGTGGCCATGGTTGAGCTAAGCAGCGTTGTCCGTGTACGCAGTGTGTCCACAGCTCCCGAGACAGCCGAGAAGGCGGACGGAGCTTGAACTGATTTTGTGTTATTAAGTGATGTGTTGACGGCATCAACGCCGGACTTTGCGGGTTTTGCCGAGTCCGACATTTTGCCCAGAGCGGACTGAACGTTTGCAACGCCCGCCTGTGCCTGTTTGCTGTCTATGACTATCTTAATTTCAATTTTGTTTTCTGCCACTTAATAACCCTTTAATAGCCTTTTAAGTTTTGTTTCCCCCTTTAATAAAGGGGGATTAAGGGGGATTTACATTAAATCTTAATCAAATCCACCCCGACCCTCCTTTTATAAAGGAGGGGGTAAATCCGACTTTAACAAAAGGCTGGGACTTGCCCAGCCCTTACTTAACGCCGAAAATTTGTTTCAGCCGGGCGATACCTTTCGCCCCTTTCTGAAGTGTGTCCACCTCTTCTGTCTTTATTACGTCATCAAGATGTTTTGTGTTCCGCACGTCAAACTCGCTCCTGCCGCCAAAGACATCGGCTATTGCGGCTAGGGTGGCGTTGTATGTGCGGACTGCGGATTCCCGCTCAACCAGCGGAATGTTTTTATAAACCTCCGCCGCCGCCTGAAACGGTATGTTCATCAGGTTTTCGTAGCCCCCAACGTAGGGCATCAGCTTTGCAGCCAGATACCCCATATCGAGGGCGACTATTTTTTTCCTGTGTCTGCCGCCGCTCTGACATTTGCAACATCAACGCCAGTGATTGCCGCCGCCATTGTTGCCAGTTGCCCGAAGTCGCAGAATCGCAGGTGCTCTGCAGGGATGTTTGAACAGGACTGCACGAACTTCTCCAGACCTTCACGCCCCTTCAGCTCCGTTTCCAGCCCGTCCGCCATCTGTCCAAGTGTCATGCTGCGCAGTTCGTACTCTTTCATCACTGTTACGCCGTCCTGAACTATCTCAAATGAGACGGGAATGCGGCGGCGAAACTTTTCGAGGTTCAGGATATCCATCAGTCAAGCTCCACGCTCGTATCGCCGAACGTAACGAACGGCTCGCCGCTGACCGCCATGGCCTCGAACTCAACCTTGAAATACCTCTGCTTGTCTTTGACATAGGCAAAGGACATATTGACGTTCGGGATTGCGTTGTGGATGGTCATATGGTCGTTCGGAGATTCGCTGTCTGTCGGAACGATGAGCAGCTTCTTCATATAACCGAGCAGATTCACATCTGAAGACGGGATATCCAGCCTCATCTTTGTTGTGTCTACACTGTCAACGGTGAGCACAGCCCCGGGAATAACCTCTTTCAGAAGTTCAAGGCTCTCTTCCGCAAGGGATGTTGACACCTTGACATTACGACCTGTCAGTTTTTTACCGACAGGGGAAAGCTGCTGATCCACGACAAGGTTCACAACCTCGTCTGTTATTTCAACGTTTATGCCTTCACCCGTGTAGCCCAGATCTGTTGTGCCGTATGTGAGGTTTCCGGCGGACATTTTGATGTTTTCAACTTCTCTGGCCATCTTACGCCGCCTTCTTTTTCAGTTTTGAAACTGCGTATTCTATGGTCTGGTTAAGCAGGTTGTCGGATGCGGTGATGTTATAGTCCTGAATGGACTGTTTCAGTCTTGCAAAAGCTGCTTCACGCTTCTGAACGTCTGTTGCGCTGGCAGATGCCGTGGCATGGACATAGAGAACTGCGTCATATGCAAGCTGGAACAGCTTGCCATACTTCGGGCTGATGAAAAGGGGCAGAACGTCACGCCCTATCAGCATCAGCACCGTGAAAATTGTTTTAAGCATTTAAGCCTCCTTTATATGTATTTGGCACGCTGCTTCAGCTCGAAAGCTACAGCGTGATACCACACCCCGCCCGACTCGGACAGAAACCTGACCCCTGCCGGGCGGAGTGTGCCGCCTGATATTGTTTTTCCGCCGAGACCTTCTTTCACCGCATCGATGACCGGATATGCTCCTGCGTGGCTGCGCAGTCCACGGGACACTACAACCACATTCCATACCGACCGTTCGAACTGCACCAGAGCCTGCTGTATTCCTGTATCTTCCGTGACCTCTCCGGCATAGCGCACAAGCAGTGCGCCTGTGGGGTGGACGAGACGATAGTTCTCAGGATTGTCCGGATATGCCTCAACCCTGAACTGCGGGAACAACTCTGTCAGTTTGTTTATCAGTGCGGTTTCTGTCTCAAGCAGCATTTAAACCTCAATGTGGGGGAACTCTTTGAAGCTCTTCCAGTCGCCAGCCCATACAAGCCCGGCTTCTCTGGCGCACTCGCCGTAAATCTGCCAGCGAGGATCTTTTGTGTTCCAGACCGCTTTTCCTCCATCAAGGATCACGCCGTCCAGAGCCATGCGTTTGCCATGTTTGCTCTTGCCGGGAATGGCATTTGTCACTTTGCCGTATATGCCTTCGGGGAGTGCGGCAAGTCCTGCTTTTTTACGAAGCTCGTTGACTTCTGCCAGAGGTTTGCGCCCTTGAGCATAGAGAGCTTCCTGCTCTGCATGGGAGCGGTACGAGCAGTAAAACTGGACATCCAGCCCTCTCTCTGTGCAAAGCTCAAGCATGCGGCGGGCTTTTTCCTGCAGCTCCGGCAGAACCTGTTTTAAGTGTGCTTCGTTGCGTTCTGCTGTTGTCATATATTTCTGAACTCCTTACGTCTCTTGTTCGTGAGAACGTTCATTGCGGGTGGAGCGGGGGACTGCTCCCCTTCGCCGATTACTGCACCGATCGAAACATCACCTTTTTGGATCAAGCGCAGGTTTTTCAGTGCGTTCTGATAGCTGCGGTCAAGGCTCTCCGGCATCTCCATTGCGAAGCGGCGTTTGTAGAGCCGATATATGGCAATCTCGATCGTCAGTTGGCTGATGAAGCGGGGAACAGAAGCCAGCGGCACTGTGTAACGTGCCTGAATGTAGCTGTTCACTTCATCAGCAGCGTCGGTTATGATGCCGTCAACGATATCAGTGTCCACCGACCCGCTTGATGTGTCGTCTGTTAGCTCAGTCAGTGTCTCTTCAGAGACATAACGCCGGATATCTTCAATGGTGCAGTACATGTTTTAACCGAAGATCTTGATGCGGATGATATCGCCGTCTGCAGTTGCTGTGTCCAAAGCTCTGCCGACCACGATGCCTGCCGCCTTGGCAATCACTTTGCCGTTTGTTCCGGCCTGCACTTCCGCACCGGCTGTGATAGCTCCGCCCGCCTCAACGGGGATGATGCCCAGATCCACAGCAACGCTGTCGCCTGTTGCGGCACTGTCTGCAAAAACACCCAGAGCAGCCGCACCGGCGGCGGGGTATGTTCCGCCGAACCCGCAAAGCAGCATGGGATCAACGGCTGATGTGGCTTCGACTGTTGTTGATATTGCAACCTGTTTTGTGTATGCCATTTGCATCACCTCTTAAGGTATTTTTTGAGGCGTGATGCCTCTTCATCTGTCAGCTCTATCTGAGAGCCTTCTTTGTAGGTTTTTCCGTTGTGACGGATGTTGCACCCGTGGACTGTGTAAGCCTTTTTTTCCGGCTCCGTTTCAGATTCGGCAGGCTTGTCATCGGAGGTATCTGTTTTCTCCTCGTCTTCAGACGGTGTGCCTTCGCCTGTACCGTCAGCAGGTTGGTCTGCTTCGCCTTTGTCTTTGACTTCTGATTCCTCTGCCGCAGTATCAGCAGCGGGGAGAGGTGTTTTAACCTCTGCATTGTCATTCTGAGGCTGAGTGTCAGTTGCGGGTGCATCTGCTTTGACTTCAGTTTTGACTGTTGCTTTTTTACCCATCTTGTTACTCCGTTACGTTCTGAATGAAAAATCCGGCTTCTGCACCGACAAGCGCAGGCTTGCGCACGTCCGTACATCTGATGCCCATGACCTTTCCGGGGTTGAGGGGTACTTCGTCAACGACAAGGGCATCGTTGCCGTGGCGCAGTGAATAACCGTAGCTGGGTTCTTCATAGCTACGTGAGGCTTCATTCTCAGGTACATAGGCAAGGATTATGTTATCGCCCCAGACATCGGAATTTACTCCAGAGTCAGACGAATATACTGCACGACCTACTGCCACTTTTTTGATGCCGAGAATTTCAGCAAGCAGAGCTTCTGTGAGGATTCCTTTCATTGAATATTTGATTTTTTCCACAAGAGCAGGGTGCTCTGAAAGTGTTACAAATGCTTCTGCACCAATGACCATAGTGTTCGGCAGTTTGCCTATTTGTTTGCGGACGGTTTCCATGCACTCTTTAAGAAATGCTATGGGGTTCGCTTCGTTGTTCAGACATGAACTGCCCGATAATGCGATTTTGTTTGAGGAACCATAGCTTGAAGTATTCTGTGCAAGGTCAGCCGCTTCTTTTTCAAGACCAAGCAGAAGGATATCCATGACAACAGATGTTGCACGAACCTGCTTGTCATAGAACGCTTCTGAATCTTCCAGCCAGTCGACAGGGTATACAATATCATGTTCCTTCAGCACGACATCAAGAGTGCCGATCTTGTCGGGGTTCATGATGTTTGAATCCCCGCGGGGAGCACGAGTGGTGTTATAGAGTTTAAAGGCTTCCTTGCCGAACAGGGGGATTGTTACTCCAACTTTGTCAACTCTGACAATGGGGAACAAAACAGAGGCCACCATTTCTGCATTTTTGTAGCCTCTTGCTATGTTTGTCAGAACCTGATTGACGATCCTTTCATTTTTAAGAGACATTAAGCACCTCCCATTTCGGCTGTTGCCATGCGTGCGGCGGTTATATAGTCAAGGGACGTGTTCGCCGCCATGAACTCAAGGGCTTTGTCGTGGACAGCTTTTGAGTCGTCCGAAGCTCCGGCAACGTATTTGCCTGTGGGCTTGTCTCCGCCGGCTTTCTTTTTGTCTGCGAACTCGTTAAGCACGACCTGTTTCGGCAGGGCTTCACAGAATTTTTCGAACAGCCCTGCGACATCTTCTTTTTTACCATCCGCAAACTCATAAGTGCCGAGGCTGTGCGCCGCCTCCATAAATTGGAGCACGCCGGGGCGCATTGCCGGTGTGAGCCTGCCCTCTTTTTCGAGCCTGTCGCAAAAGCTGTTATGCTTCTGCTGCCTGAGTTCAAGCTCCAGTGCTTTAATTTTTTTGTCTTTCTCGTCCATCTCTTCTCCTTCGCTGAACGAATTTTTTTCACCCGCTTTTTCAGCGGCAGCGAGCTGATCTTCCAGCTCCTTTATCCTTTTGTCCTTTGCATCCGGTTCTCCGCCCTCGGCGAATGAGAACTCGAAATCCGCCGGGACTTCATCCACCCGGAACTCTTTGAAAGAAACTTCCGCAAGACCTTTCACGGCGGGCGGAACAGCACCGAGAAACCCGACATGGCGCAGGAGCTTATCTGCATAAAGCGAGATGCTCCTCTTGGGGTATTTTCTTGCTTTGACCGCTTCCATGAACTCCGCAGACAGATCTTTCAGATTTGCGAAGAGCGTGTCGCCTACGGCTTCCAATGACTCAACCCAGCCGTAGGCAGGGTCGTTGTCCTTGGGATGGCCAAGCACAACAGGTGCTTCGTGCTCTTTCTGTCCGTTGTATTTGTCTGCAATCTCTTTCAGGTCTGCGTTTGTCCACGTTGCGGTTTTTCCGTTCATGGCGGTGTGTGTTCCCGCTTTAAAAACCTCAATCCGTTTGCTCATGCTTACCTCCATGTTCGCCACTTTATTGATTTTTCAGGAACAATCTAATGAACCGTTCATTGCACCCTGCATTAGAATATTCATTTAATTGTAGGTACTTTGGCGGCACGACTAAGGAGGGTTCATGGATGACTTCAAAATTGTTTCGGAGTTTTTAAAATACGGCGGCGTGCCTGTCCTGATATTCGTTATCTGGATGGCTTATCACAAAGCCCAGAGGCAGGCTGACAAAGAAACCCATGAAGCCTCTGTGAAGATGTTCAAAGAAATTATTGACGGGCAGGCAAAGAGGGAGGAGCAGCACTTTGAGCTGCTGAAAGAGATGATCGAACAGCAATCATATGTCGGAGAGAGATTGTCCAGACTGGAACAAAAAATGGATACGAACCACTGGTGTCCGATAGTCCGTGAAAATTCGAGAGGTAAATGATGAATATGGAAAGAGCAGCCCTGAAGGGGCAGTTGCAGGATGCGAAAAGAGAACTGGGTGACCTCGACCTGCTCGCAGCAGGACAGATCATAGCGGCAAGAGGTTTCATCAATCCATATGCTGAAGACGTGACACTTCTCGAAACGGACAAAGCTCTGGCACAGGTTAAGGCTCTGCACGAGACTGTTGAAACTATGCGCACACTGAAAACACGCATTAAAAAACTTGAGGATGCTCTCCATGGCTAAGAAATCCGCATACTTCGCAGAAGCGGAGCGGCTTTATGTCACGGAGAGTTGCACACTGGAGGAGATATCCGCCCGGCTGCGCAACGTGTCTGTCCGTTCGCTTCAGGACTGGAAAACAGAGGGCGACTGGGAGAATAAACGCAGACAGTTCATTCAGCAGAAAGAGAGCTTTTCAGAAGAGCTTTACGGGTTGACCCGAAAACTGATGGAGTCCATTAAAAAGGACATCGACAACAACGCTGACCCCAGCCAGAGCAAACTCTATACACTGACAAAGCTGCTGGACAGCATGAACAAGGTGAAGAAATACGAGGATTCGGCGGCAGACGCAGTCACTGACATAACTGAGAACAGAAAACCTATGCCCACGAAAGAGGAGCTTGCGGAGGCATTCCGAAAGGGCTTGATGGACACTGCAAATGAGTAACGGATATCTTTTGCCGTATCAGAACGCATGGCTGGAAGACCAGAGCCGTTTCAAGATATGGGAGAAGTCCCGTCGTATCGGTGCGACATTTGTTCAGGGGTATGAGGACACGGAATACTGCGCTGTGGCAAACGTTGTAAACAAAGTCTATTTCTCTTCTGCTGACGAATCGGCAGGCAAAGAATACATAGACTATATCCGTTTCTGGAGCGGCAAACTGAACTATGCCGTCACCGACTTTTATGAAGATTTTATAGACACTGAAAAAGACATCACTGCTATGACCGCCGCTTTCAGAAACGGCTCAAAGATACATGCGCTGACCAGCAACCCCCGCAGGTTCAGGTCGAAAGGCGGGAAGGTCGTGCTTGATGAGTTCGCATTCCACGATGATGCCAAAGCCATGTGGGATGCCGCACGTCCGTCTATTCAATGGGGACATCCGATCAGGATACTCAGCACATACAACGGGCAAAATAACCTCTACTACCGCTTCATACAAAATGTCAAAAAAGGCAAGCTGAAATGGGGTCTCCACAGCACACCAATCACGGTTGCTGTTGAACAGGGGCTGGCAGACAAGATACTCAAGAGAGAGCTGACAGCCGAAGAGAGGCAGGCGTGGCTTGACGAAGAGCGGGCGAACTGCGGAGACGAAACCACATGGCTTCAGGAATACATGTGTGTTCCGGTTGACGAGTCCACAGCTTTTCTTTCATACGACCTTATCCGCTCCTGCGAGACGGATGAGGATCTTGTGCCTTTTGCTGACATTCACGACCGCACCGCACGTTTTCAGGGCGGGCTTTATATCGGCGTGGACGTGGGGCGTAAAAAAGACCTTACGGTAATCACTGCGCTGACAAAAGCAGGATCTGTTTACGAAACCGTTTTTTACATAGAGATTGAAAAAGCACCCTTCGCCGAGCAGAAGGCACTGCTGTGGGTATTGTTCAGTCACCCTGATTTCCGCAGGGCTTGCATGGACAGCACCGGCTTGGGTATGCAGATGGCGGAAGAAGCGGTGACAGCTTTCGGTAAATTCCGCATAGAGCCTGTGAGTTTCACCGCCGCTGTTAAAGAGCAGCTTGCTTACGGTCTGCTGCGGAAGTTTGAGGACAGAAGGCTAACAGTTCCGGGGCGGCCTGAAATCAGAGAAGACCTGCACAGCATCCGCAAACAGGTGACATCATCCGGCAACGTCCGCTTTGACGTTGGCAAAAGTGATGCCTCCGGACACGCCGACAGGTTCTGGTCGTTTGCACTTGCTGTTGAGGCAACGGACAAGAACACATCGGATCCGCCTGTGGTGGTCTCAGGGCACCGCAGAAAAAGCAAAACAGATTATCGGGGCTACGGCGAACTTTAAACCATGCATAGGGCATACCCCCGACTTTTTATATATCTCGCAATCTAAACGAATCTAAACGGGTTCTAAACGCATCTTTTGAGGAGGTCTCAAGGTGGCAAAAGAAATCTGGATCACACCGCACCAAAAAGTCCCCGTTGGACGTGGCAATAAAAGTCTTCACACCGAGATAGCAAGCAGGGACAGAGCCGAAGGTTTCGGCAGCTATTTCGGATATCTGCCGAACCCCGACCCGGTCTTAAAAAAACGGGGGCAGGATATCTCTGTTTACAAAGAACTGAGGACGGACTCCCACGTCTTCAGCCAGATCCTTTCACGCAAGAGCGGGCTGCGCTCCATGGAGTGGGAGATTGACCGGGGCAAGGCAAAAACCAGAGAGACGGAGTTCATAAACGATATCTTTACGAACGTTCTGAAGATGAACCGGATAATTGCCGGAATGCTGGAGGCTCCGCTCTACGGGTATAAATTCATGGAAATCATGTGGGAGAAGCGGGGAGAATATCTGGTTTCTTCTGATGTTGTCGGGAAACCTCCGCAGTGGTTCAACTTTGACACTGAAAATCGACCCCGCTTCAAGACCATGGGCAGCCTCATGGGCGAACTGTTACCCGACAAAAAATTCCTTATCCCCACATTTGAAGCCGACTATGAAAATCCATACGGTTTCGCTTCTCTTTCGGCCTGCTTCTGGAGCGTTGTTTTCAAAAGGGGCGGAATGAAGTTCTGGGCTACGTTCACAGAGAAATATTCTATGCCCTTTCTTATCGGTAAAACGCCAAGAGGCACAAGCAAAGAAGAGAATCAGGCTCTGCTTGAGTCTCTGGACGAGATGATTCAGGACGCTGTGGCCGTCATTCCCGATGACAGCAGCGTGGAAGTTATCACCGGCAGCGACAAGGGGTCTTCTGATATCTATTATCGTTTGTGCCAGTTCTGCAACGGCGAGATATCAAAAGCTCTGCTCGGACAGACGTTGACCACAGAGGTGGGCGACAACGGCAGCTATGCCGCCGGAAAAGTTCATGCCGGGGTGAGAGCGGACATAATAGAGTCCGATGCGGACATGGTCACCGAGCAGCTTAACCAGCTTATCCGCTGGCTGATAGACTTCAACTTTGCAAACGTCAACGCATATCCCGAAATAATCTTTTACTATCCTGAAGACGTGGACAAGGATCTGGCAGACAGAGACAGCACACTGACTGCGCAAGGGGTGCGTTTTAACAAGAAATACTATGGGCGGGCTTACGGGCTTCAGGATGATGAGTTTGATGTTATAGACCCCACAGCACCACCGGCTACTGAATTTGCGGAGCCGACAAGGCGAAAGAATACGGATGCTCTGGACGATGCGGCGGCAAACATTGAGAACCTTACATCAGCCGCTGAAGCCGAAATGGACATGAAGCTGGCGGAGATTCTCAATTCTGCATCGGACTATGACGAGGCGATAAATGCTTTGCTGGCGGCTTATCCGACCCTTAACATTGAAAAGGTGCAGGAAATGACGGACAGACTCGGTTTTAACTCTTTCATGCTCGGCTTTGCCGAGGCTGAAGATGAACAATAATAGGCACGTTGCCTGCGTGTCTTTTTCACAGCGTACCGCTTTAGCCACAGAGCGGTACGCCCTCCTTTCTAAATGAGGTCTAACTATGATTTCAATAGATTTTAACAAGCCTCCTAAAGACGCTTACAGCTACCTGAAGGACAAGGGCTACAAACTGTCGTTCAACTATGACGAGGTGCAGCGGGAACAGCACAATCATGCTTTCACAGTTGCGAAGGTCACACGTCTGGATCTGCTGAACGACATCCACAACAGCCTCATTGATGCTATGGAAAAGGGCACTCCCTTTGAGCAGTGGAAACGTGAGCTGAAACCCACGCTTCAGAAATACGGCTGGTATGGCAAAACGGAAGTAACAGATCCGAAGACCGGGGAAGTGAAGACCATCAACGTCAACAGCCGCCGCCTGTCAACAATCTATCACACAAACATGCGTGTGGCTTATGCCAAAGGCAGATATGACCAGATGATGGCTCTGCCGGATGCGCAGTATTGGAGATACGTTGCCATTCTGGACGGGCTGACACGTCCGGAACATAAGGCTCTGAACGGCATGATACGTCACCGCAGCGACCCTTTCTGGAAGCTGAACTATCCGCCGAATGCTTGGAACTGTCGCTGTTCTGTGCGGGCATACAGCAGGGAGCAGATGGAACGGAGGGGCTGGAAGATTACGCCGGAGGATGCGCCTTTGCCAGCAGGTTATGCCCCTCATCCGGACTGGGCATACAATCCCGGTATGTCGTACAAGCCCGGCAGGCTGACACGGATGGAGCTGGACAAGTCTGCGATGGAGCTGCCGAAGATTCTAAAAAACAAGGCAATGAAAGATGTTTCGGATGAGGATCTGAAGAGAACGTTTTTGAAAGATATGGGCATAAAGGAAGGGGATACGTTCGTTGACAAAGTTGGCGACCCTACGGTTATTGATGGCGGGCTGTTTGAGACTGGAAAGGGATTTTCAAAGATAAAGAGCCGTGACAGGCATCTTTACGTTTCGGAGTTTGCAAACCTCATAAAAGAGCCTGATGAGATATGGCTTGAACTGGAGGAACTGAAGCAGCCTTCCGGGGCATACCTGAAAAACACCCATCGTCTGGTAAAGAAGTTCTTCAGATACTACGAGAACGAGAAAGGCGGCCGTTCGGCTCTGATTGCTGTGTTTGAATATCTGAAAGACAAGACGCAGGGGTCAACGCTGTACTTTATAAAGAGTGCGGATACGATTGAAAAGAAGAGATTTGAAAAGTTAGTATATTCGGCAAAAAAGCAATAGTGGACTCATTCAGCTTTCAGCTAGTACAGGAGAGATTAAAGCAGACTTAGACACTGTCTTTTGCAGGGCTGTTAAGGTCTGCATCGCCTCATTACACAGTGCCGTCTCTCCTGTTTATGCTCATATGATAAGCCCGCAGCGGGCATATGTCAAGTTTCCGCATTCTCCCTCCTTTTTAAAAGGAGGGCTGGGGTGGATTTTCTTTGCATTGAATCTTTGTTTAGAAGGAATTTAGAAATGTCACAAACCATCATTATACAAGGTTTAGACGAGGTCAACGCCCGGTTAGGAACACTCAGCCGTGAGCTGTCGGACATGCAGCCGACACTGGAGGAGATTGGCAACGCAATGGCGAACATCACCGATGAATCGTTCGAGAACCAGCAGACCCCGTGGGGTGAAGCGTGGACTCCGAATGCACAGGCAACTCTGGACGAATACACCCGAAAAAAGGGGAAGGGCAAAACAGCCAAGGCAAAGGCGGCTCTTTCGGCAGATAAGCTGATCCTCATTGACAGTGGCCAGCTGCGCACCAGCATCACACACGAGGCGACAAAGGACAGCGTGACCCTCACCGCCGGGAAGATCTACGCACGCATACACCAGTTGGGAGGCGACGCAGGCAGAGGCAAAAGCGTTACGCTTCCGGCAAGACCATACATGCCGCTAAAAGATGAGAAACTGGACGAGGGAACACAGAAGGTGGTCAACGATATGATCATGCAGAAGCTGATTGAGGCGGTGGCGAAGAGCGGCGGGATAGGATAAAGCCTCACGTTTCGGCGAAGGCTTTAGACTGCAACAGCAAGTAAGAAAATTAATTAACCAGAGTTCGATTGACAGACTGACATGCTCACCCTTATAATAACACATCATGTTTATAAGATGAGGTTTTTATGCTCAAAAAAATCGTAGTATTAATTCTAATAGCATCATTTTGTATCAGTTGTACTATTCACAGAACACCATACACGATAAACGCTTTTCAACCCGATGACAGGCAGAGAGATTGCGAATCATTAAAAAATGAGGTTTCCTATTACTATAAGAAAATTGATAACAAAATAAAAGAAGTCAATGCGAGGACAGGAAAAAACATTGCTTTTGGCATCTCTGGAGCTATTCTTATCCTGCCATGGTTCTTTATGGATACCAGCAAAGCTGAAACCACCGAGCTTGAATCCTACAAAATGCGTATTGAACATTTGCAGCTTGTCGCTTTAGACAAAGAATGTACATTTACCACAATAAAATTTATAAACTATATGGATTATAGCGATTCAGAAAGCCTTAGAAAGAGCCGTTGGCAGTACATTATGGAAAATATGGATAAGCCGGTTTCAAAAGAAGACTTAGAAATCATTCTCAATTCAAAATAATAGTGAAAACATGTAAAATAAAGGGTCGGCTGCGCAATGCCGACCCTCGGTTCTGCGGCGTGGTCAATAGGAGTGGAAACTTCACCGCAGTGTTTTGATTTCCTCAACGATATGATCGCTTAACAGGCGCAGCCCCACAGCCATCTTGTCCTGACCGCAGCCCTCCGCCACAAAGTAGCATATCAAATCCATGAGAGTTTCAATCTCGGTGGTGATACTCTCCACCTTGTCTGCTCTGTCCAGTTCCGAGGCTGTCATGAGACTATTCCAGATAGCCCAACGGCTTTGCCAGACTCATATATCTGCTGACAGTTGCCGCACTTGTGTCAGTCAGTTTACCGACCTCTTCATTGGAAAGCCCCATCCTGTGATACTTCACCGCCGTGTGCAGCCATGCTAGGTCTTTACCTGTCTTTCTCAGCCGTGTTTCCAACAGCCGCACCTGATTAACACCGTCATAAATTCCTTTCTCATGGGCTTGGGCTATCATCTCCGCTCTGCGTTTTTTCAGCAGCTTTGCCACAGCACGGCGAAACAGCTTTGCCCTGTCGGTTCGGGCAAGCATACTGATAATATAAATGCCCTCTTCGTTGAAAATCCTCTGTTCACGCTCCTTTCCGTCAACCGACATCAAAGTGATATAGGTTGAAAAATCATCAAGCTCTTCTTTGTTTCGGTCATAAAGGGTATTAATTGAAACTCCGGGGGTTTCATAACCGAGAGCCTCGCCGATGGTGCGGGCATCCAGCCAGAACTGACCATTGTGTTCTATGAAACTTTCTGTGCTGAAGGGGAGAGAAGGGGAATTTGTTTCTTCCATAACGAATACCTCCTGTTTGTATCAGTGGGATACACTTTAGAGGTAAAATATATTCAATAGATATGTAATGTCAATATATTTTTATCTGAAAGATATGAAAATGCTTTCAAAGAGTATCTTTAAGATATTAAATCTGAAAGTCTTTTCAGGAGAGTAATGACCTCTCTATTTTTCTCCAGCTCGATAAGCATTTCAAAAGATTTTAAAGCCCAATCGGGAATCTCTTTACCTGATGACCAGCCTCTAACCGTTTGTTCTGCCACGCCTATTCTATCAGCTAACTCTTTCTGGGTTATCCCAAGCTCTTTACAAACGTCTTTTACTATACTGGGACGTTCATTCGAGAGCCAATACGGGATATTCCCTGCCAGAAGTTCGGCTATGCCTTGTCTGCGGTCATGAACACGGCGATTTGCCATGTCGTACTGGAAATAAAAGACTCTGGCTTTATCCGCTAAAACTTTAAGTTCTGCCTCATCAGGCTCTTTGTTGTCACAATAATCATTCAGATACCTTTCAATACCATTGCCGATATTGCCGGCTTCTGAAAATTCCAGAGCGTCATCATTCTTAAAATAGTTTATAACCCAGTCTCTTATATTCATTTATACACCAAATGTTTGTAAGACTTATACTATCACTTTTATCTGTTAATGTCCACTGCGGAGTATGCCAATAGACTATTTTTTGAGCCAAAATAGCCCCTATTAGCATATTTTTCAATCTTCTCCCAGTAACTCTTCCATGCGCCCGCTGCGGAAGTCGTTGAGAACGTTGTAAACATACCGCTCGCTTGTCCCTGTGCGGATAGCCAGCTTTTTTGCGTGGATGTGCTGGTTGTCTATGATGTATTTACGCTTTGCCTTCACAGCAAAGTTTTTCGGTATTGTAATCTGCATGCCGCCGCACTCTTCCATGAGTTTCAGCGTGGCTTCCAGCCCGATGGTGTCGGCTACCAGTTGCATGTCTTCGTTCGGGAGGTCATCATATGTCATGCTGTTTCTTATATCATCAAGCATAAAGCCTCCTTAGACACTTTTTAAATAGCTGTTAACGCCCGTGTAATCAGCCTTTAACGGCGCAGTTTTCAGAACCCTGACTTCGCCGCTTGGGAAGTATTGGATGCTTTCGGACAGGCAGCCATCCTCGCAGATCCACCAGCGGTGGACTGTGATGTGCGTCTCATTCACTTCTATGATTTCAACAGGCGGTGTCATGCTTTTACCACGATGTCTGTTTGCAACATTCTGCCGCATCCGCAGCGGTTGCAAAAAAACAGGTCTCCATCATTCATAAGAACAAACGCATAGTACATGAAATTCCAACCCTCTGATTTCATGCTGAACGGCTGCGGGTTGTCGCCATCTAAAAAAAGTACATATTTATGTACTTTCTCTTCATCATTATATGTACCTACATACTTGATTCCGTCTCCGGAATACGATTCATACCCAGCAGCCTTATATTTACCGGACATCTCTCGTATAACGTCTCCGGTAGAGATTGTTGCACCTTTCAGCTCAAGTGGTTCATTTGAAATCTCAGGCTCTTCTGTGAACGCAAGAAGATAACAACCGTCTGTACATAAAAGAAAATATCCATTTTCCTGATAACCCGTTACCAATGTTTTCATTTCATATCTCCTGTACATTCACAGTCAACAATATCTGTTCCATTCCACACAGTCAGCGTATCCCGGCAAACAGGGCAGCGGTAAGAAGCTATGACAGATGCCACGCACGTTGCCGCTTCGGCGGCGAAGTCCACCAGAGCGTCATGTGAAAAGTTCCTTTTGAGTTCGTCCAGCTTCATATCAAGGCGGGCAAGTATCTGGAACTTATCACAATACAACCCACCGTTCCGCCAGTCTGCATCTCTGTTGGCAATCCGAGGGATGTCGGCACATGCCACAGCCTGATATGCCTTAGTCTCGTGCGCAGTATGCTCAGTCCTCATCAGATGTTTCAGCCCGCTGTTACGTTTCATATATCAACCTGCCTCGTCAGTGCCGGGAAGTAAACCCCGGTCAGACGCTCCGTTCCCGGAGCGTTTCGGCTATTGTTCAAATGCAGCGACAATCACGGCATTCAGCGGATAGTCTTCAAAAGACTCCTCGTCTTCAATCAGCTGGTCTTCTGAGTAAAACTCAGAGTAATCATCATTATTCCCTTTCATGAAGGGGCTGCCGTCGATGTCTCTTGTGACTATGCTGTTTTCGGCATCGATGCACATGACAGCTGTCAGTTCTGCACATTCAGGGTGCTCTTCAAGATACTTTGTTAATGTCTCAACATACTCTTTAACAGTCATATAGTTTCCTCCTTACGCTCCGGCGTTCCCGCCGCATCCGTCTATCTCATCTTCATCTGAATCTCTGTATCCGGCGAAAAGCTCATATCCAAAGCAGCGGATGAACAGACCAGCCTCGTCACCGACCCAGCCGATGGTGACTCCCAAAGCTCTGTCTTCGCTGTGATAACACTCTATTGTCCACATTTATTTTTCCTTAATCGGCTTTTAAAAAAACATGCCGAATTTTTCAGGCTTAACCACAGTCACAGTCTCGCCGTTTTCGTCGACATATGAATATGAAAATGTCGGCGGATAGATTCTGTCATATACCGCTTTTTTGTCAGGGTCTGCGAACACCTCTTCATATGTCCCCAGCACTGTCACGCCTTCAGGCGCAGTTTCGCACCGACACAGGCACATCTTGTCAGTGCCGTCGCTAGGGTGGCCGGACGCCGGAGCGACCGTCAGCCCCTCTATCTGCTCTTCATTCTGATAAACAATAATAATGTCCGTCATGCCAGTCTTACCTCCTCTGCTGTAAGTGCACGGTCGTATATGCGCAGGTTTGATATTGTGCCGTAAAAGTAATTGCTTGTGCC